ATTAAGCATATCAGATACAGCTTTAAGTAATTGGTTGAAAGAAACTAAACGGGGTAACTCTATTAAAGATATGCCTATTTGGGTACTTAAACTAGATTTGATTAAACAAAAAGAAATTTTATTAGGCTATATTGCAGGTGATGGATATATTGATTATCAGCAAAATCAAATAAGAGTAAATAGTGTTAATTTTATTGTTTTACAGCAATTAGGTAAAATAGCAAGTAGATTGGGATTACCATACCATATTCGCAATACAAAGAAAAAAGGCAAAGAAACCTTCCCTAATGGGCAAAGCTGTATTATCCAACAACAATGGGAAATTAGGTTTAGACAAAATGTTAAAAAGATTTTAGGTATTCCTATACAAAATAATCCTCAAGTTGTACAAGAGGTCTTTATTGAAAATGGTTATATTTGGAGAAAATTTAAAAAGAAAAAACCAGTTTATAATGAAATCTTTGTACCTATAACTACACCCTCATCTGAGTATATTTCTGATTTCGGAAGAAATCATAATTGTTTAGCGGTTCTGGATGATTTGGTAAGTGATGAGGATGCTAGATCAGATACAGTTATTGCGTCTATTGAGGACACTGTATACAAGGCTGTAGATTATGCTTTGCATCCTACAAAGCATAAGATTATCTGGTCTGGTACTCCATTCAATTCAAAAGATCCCTTATATAAAGCAGTTGAATCTGGTGCTTGGTATGTAAATGTGTATCCAGTATGTGAACAATTTCCTTGTGAGAAGAAAGAATTTAAAGGAGCATGGGAAGATCGATTTACATATAAGTATGTGAAAGACAAATATGATAAAGCATATAAAGCAGGTAAGATTGACACCTTCAATCAAGAATTAATGCTTAGAATTATGAGTGATGAAGATAGACTAATACAGGATTGTGATATTAGTTGGTATAAGAGAGCCAATGTTATTAATAATAAAGGAAAATTTAATTTCTATATCACTACTGACTTTGCTACTAGTGAGAAAGCAGCTAGTGACTTTAGTGTAATTTCAGTTTGGGCCTATAATAATAATGGAGATTGGTTATGGGTTGATGGAACAGTAAAGAAACAATTGATGGACAAAAATATCAATGATCTGTTTAGGTTGGCTCAAGAATATAAACCCCAGCAAGTAGGAATAGAAATTTCAGGACAGCAAAAAGGTTTTATCTCATGGATTCAAAACGAGATGTTAAGTAGGAATATCTATTTTACTCTTGCATCAGATAGTAATGGAAACTCTCCTGGTATCAGACCTAGCACTGATAAGATGGCTAGATTCAATATTGTTGTTCCTTGGTTCAAAATGAATAAAATTTTCCTACCAGAGGAACGGAAAAATAGTCCTGAAATAGTCGAATGTCTAGCTGAGCTTACTCTGGTATCAATTAAGGGTTTCAAGAGCAAACATGATGATTTCGTAGACACTATCTCTATGCTCGCGAGTCTCAAAGCATGGAAACCTTCAGAAGAAACACCTCAGTTAAAAGAAGATGGTTTAGATTTATGGGAAGATCCTGTAGAATTACATGAAGAGGCTCTTGCCTCATATATTGTATAATGGAAATGATATGAAATTATCTGATTTATTTGAACAACTAACTTATGGTGAGCTTTCCTCTGTATTTATGGGGGGAGTAGATAATATAGGTATAGAACCAGATAAGTATAATCAAATAATTCCTCATGTAAATTTAGGATTAATTGAATTATATAAAAGATTTCCTCTTAGAACAGAAGAAGTAATAATAAAGTTATATGATCAAATTCAAGTTTATTATTTAGAATGGAAGTATGCACAAACAAATACTGAATCAACTGAACCAATTAAATATATAGATGATTCTATTTACCAACCATTTAATAGTAATGTATTAAAGATAGATTCTGTTCATGATGAAGATGGACAAGAATTATTTTTAAATGATACCAATGAATATTGGTCAGTACATACTCCCTCATATAATTCAATTCTAATACCATATCCAGATAGTGAAAACAGTCTTTCTGTTTTATATAGAGCTGGACCAAAGAAAATAGAAATAACTAATTTAGACCCAACTACTCAAGACGTAGATATTCCTCCAGGATTACTAGAACCTTTATTGTTCTATATTGCAGGTAGAGTATTTTCCAATCTTAATTCAGATGGTAAGGTTGAAGGTAATACCTACACTCAGAAGTTTGAACAAGCTATTAAGCAAATAGAACTTTCTGGTTTATATAAAAGAGATAATACTTCAAATCTGAAGTTACCTAAACAAGGTTGGGTGTGATATGACTACTTGTATTAATAGTGATCGTTCGTATACAGGACTAGTAGAAAAGTATATTGGTACTGCATATGATAATGTAAAACTTGTAGCAGATAATATTGATGCAGTAATTAAAGTAGCAACTATTGATTTTGATGATTTATCTGCTGTAGCAGACATAGCAGATGAAGTTGGTATTGTTGCTGGTATTGCTGATGCTGTAGTAGATGTGTCTACGAATATGGCAGATGTTACTAATGTTTCTACTAATATGGATGATGTAAATATTGTCGCATCTAATATTACTTTTATAGAAACCTGTGCTTCAAACATAGAAGAGATAAAGAATGCTTCTAGTAATGCACAACTAGCAGCAGACAATGCTGGGTATGCTCAAGAATGGGCAGTGAAACCAGAAGATACTCCAGTGAGTGTACTTGCTGGTGGATCAGGATCAGCACCATATGATTACTCTGCATATCATAATGCAATGAAAGCAGCAGCATCATATGATAGTTTTGATGATCGTTATCTAGGAGCTTTTACTGATCCTCCTACTGTAAATAATGATGATGATGGTCCACTTATTGTAGGTGCTTTGTATTGGGATACTACATATGCATATATGCGCGTATGGGATGGAGTTAAATGGGAAAATATAGCTTCTGTAGGTATTACCTATTATGGATTATGGGAAGCTACTGCAGGTACAGAGTATCCAACTACAAATGCTGAATCTGGTTTCTGGTTTATTACTAATGATCCTGATTACACTTTTATTGGTGGTGATTTAATAGGACAGACAGTTCAGAGAACTGATTATATTATTTGGAATGAGTCTGCTAATGTATGGGAAACAACTAATTCATTAACTGATTTATCTTTGTTTCTTCATTCAGATGGATCTGTGCCTATGTTAGCTCCATTGCGTTATCAAACAGGAGCAGGAGCTAGTGAAATGAAATTAGATTATCAAAGTTTATTATTTGCAGCAGGTATTACATTTGCTATACAGCAAGTAGGAGCTGCTGCAGAATCAGGTTTTCATATTACTAATGCTGGAGATGTAGGTATAGGGATTGCAGCACCTCAAGCTGAATTAGATGTTGTGGGAAATATACATGGATCAGGTACAATTAAAACAGGTGGTTCTTCTGCTAATTTTGCACAAATAGATGATACCGATGGTTTAAGAATTGATAATGGTGGGGCTTTTTGGACACTTGCTTCAGAGTCTTTAGGAACACTCAGTCTTATAAACCCAAATACAAATTATATTATGCATTTTACTAGTGCTCCTGAGTTATTGACTATAGCTCATGATGTTACAATAACAGATGATGTTATTATTGCAGGTGTTTTAAGTGTTACTGGTGGAAGTATTACTACTAATAATGATGGTACTTCTATTAATTGGAAAGCAGCATATGATCATGCTCAAGCTCTTCATTTTGTAGATGGAATACCTTCTAATTCTTTAGTTCATACTCTTGGTAATGTTGGTATTGGTACTAATAATCCTTTATATTCTTTACATGCAGTTGGTAATACTGTAATTAATGAAATTCTTTTTGCTACTTCTAGAACAATTAGTCCTGATGTAGATGATAATCAATTATTATTATCAGGTGGATCAGCATCAGGAGGGTACATACAATTACTTGGTAATTCTCATGCTACTCATTCTAATGAAGTAGCTATTGGGGGAGATGAAGTTCTTATTTTTGCACCTCTTATAACTGTACAAAGTCCTTTAGTTTTACAAAGTGAGGATTGGGTTACTAATCTAAATATAAAATATAGAAAAACAGCTGATGGTACAGTTGAAGTTCGGATATTAGCAGGTGCATCAGGATCAATTGGTAATTTACCAAGTGGGTATCAACCAGCTGAAGAGATATCTTTTGCCCTTGTTGGTGGGATTAGTAATGATCAAATAATACGAGTAGAGGTGAAA